GTTAATCAGATCCTGGCGTCAGTTGGTCAGGCTCCTGTTACTACGTTGACAACTGAAGAGACTCTTGTAATTAATGAAGTCAGCCGCTTTACAGGTTCCATCTCCGGTACGACTTTGACGACTACAACTGCTAACATTCCTGTTGGTACCTACATTGGTGGTACAGGTGTGGAAAGTGGTACGTCTATTGCTACCGCAGGAGTTGAACAAGCGACTGATCCTGTAACGTATGAGTACACTGTGAACATCTCACAGACCGTTTCTGAACGGGCTATGACTCAATCCATTGTTACAAGTAGAGTTGAAACTTCAACCAACCCGGACGTTGCGATTGCACTCAACACCCTTCGAGAAGTGTCACGCGAAGTACAAGCTGAAGGCTGGACTTTCAATAAAGAATACGATTATCCCATCACTCCTGATTCTAACAACGAAGTTAACATTGCTAATAATGTTCTTCAAATGGATCTGAATCAGAGCTACACCCAGAATATGGATCGGGATAGTATTAACCGTGGAGGTAAGCTTTACGACCGAACTGCTCATTCCTATAAATGGACTGACGAAACCCTATATGTCGATATTATTTGGGAGTTTGACTGGGGTAGTATTCCTGAACCTGTTCAAGCATTTATTGTAGCACGTGCTGCTTCTATTGTCTCTAGTAGAATTATTGGTGACGCTAATCAATATCAAATGCTTCAACAAAAAGAAGCGTTTGCTCGTGCTATGGCTTTGGAGTATGAAACTAGCCAAGGAGATTATAGCTTCTTCGGTAGTCCTAAAGGTCAGAACTATTATCAAAGCTATCAACCGTACCATACTTTGCAACGCTAATGCCAGCAGTAACTCAACTCACACCAAACTTTCTAGGTGGTGTATCGAAGCAAAATGATGACAAAAAATTACCAGGACAATTGACAGAATGTGTCAATGGTTATCCTGATCCCACCTATGGATTACTAAAACGTTCTGGTATAAAATTCACCAATGTCTTAAAAAAAGCTAATGGTGATGTGTTTACCGAAAGTGAATTAGCTGGTGCTGCTTGGTTTTTTATTGAACGGGCGGCAGCAGGTTCATACATTGCTGCTATCAAAGGTAGTAACATTTATGTATGGGCAGCAGCAGATGGTACGTGGTGTCCAGTTACTAACAATTCTCCTGGGTATTTAACTGGTACCACCCAAAATGACTACCACTTCCGTAGTATCCAAGATACCACGATTATTACTAACCGTACCATTCCTGCGGCAATGGCACCTGCTGATACGTTTGTTCCTAAGTCCGTTGGAACCATTAAACTGGTCAGCCTTGTTGCAACTGAAACTTACCAAGTTAGTCTTCAAGGTGTAATCACAACTTATACAGCTGGTAACAATACCACTTTTAATGACTTCCTAGTTTATAATTCTGCTCACCACGGTGGTAACGAGCACTTTATTGAGTTGTTAGTTGATACGATTACCAACCGACAAGCTGCTAGTAATCCCGCCTTCCAAGGTACGTGGTATCTGAATGCTTACCCTAACAGCTTAGTTATCAGACGTACTAATGCAGGAGGGACAAATGCTCGAAGGATTGTAGCAGAAGGTATCCTTGTTTCACAGAATGGTAGCCGTATCACCTCACCTTCTACCCCTGTTGCCGTCAGTGGAACGCCCGTAGCGTTTAATCTTTTTGGTAAGGGTGGTCTTAATAACACTGCTCTTGAGACCTTCCAAGATTCTGTTACTGACTACACTAAACTTCCTACTGAATCTTTCCACAACCACAACGTTGAAATTCTTAACAGTGAGGGTGTAGAAGACAATTACTACGTTAAATGGGTTGCGTATGATGAAATTGGTGGTCAGGGTTACTGGCAAGAAACCTTAGCACGTGATGTGTCTGCTGGATTTAATGTGTACACTATGCCACATGAACTGGTTGACACTGGTGCGCCTCCCTCTGGTAATGAGGAAATTTGGGAGACAATTGGTCTTGAAAGTTGGACTAGTGTTCATAATGCACCCATACTGTTTACCCAAGCAGAAGATGATGATTCGGGTGGTGGTCAGCAATACGCTTGGTTGACTGATTACATCGCTGATATTCAAGCCATCCCTGCTAATGCTGCAGCAACTATTACAACAGTTCCTACTGGTGGGCACGACGCATTTACCACAGATGCTACACTTCAAGCAGCAATTAGAACTGCTCTTAATTCAAATGCTGGAGCAGCAACAATTACTAATGCACAGTTTACTATTGCTCCTAGTGATGGTGAGACTTATACCGTAGACAGTACTTCATACCCAGTTATGGGTAAATTGTATGTTCCTACAGGTCTAGCCGCAAGTCAAGTAGATGTTGTCGTTGTGTTCCACGGAACTCTTAATGAGGGTGGTAACGTAACTATTGCAGATGCAGCAGCTAGCTCTCTTAACGCTTTTCTTGATCAAAGCAACCTTAATGTAAGAGACAAGATTATCTTCTCCGTTGCATATCCTCAAGATCATATTTCTAGCACAAGGCAATATAATCTATCTAATGTGGGTATTGAAGCACCGACGTTTTTGATGGGAGATAACCTGCCTTATACAAGAGCAGCAGTTAAATGGGTTCAAAACTCCTTGAATGCATATATTGCAGCCCAGGGCGGTTCTAAGACTATTGGTGATGTTTATCTCTTTGGTCACTCTCAAGGTGGTAAACTTGTCACCAAGATGAATACTTTAGAAACAGGTATTACTGGTGTTGTTGCTAATGCTCCTGGTCCTATTCAGTTTGACCAAACTTGTGCTTCGGTTCAAAACACCTCTTGCTCAAAAGTCATTTCACTTTATGGTGCTCCAGGTGCTTCTACCTTTACATTTGGTCCTATAAATTGGGCTTCTAGGCTAGCCGGTGATGATGATACAAGCCCTGTACCTGCTTTTATTGGAGACCCTATTACCTCCACTTTCTTTTATAATAACAGGCTTGGAATTCTATCCACTGATAATATTAACTTCAGTGTTGCTAACGATCCTTACAACTTTTTTGTTAAGTCAGCTCTTACACAGGTTGATTCAGATCCAATTGATTTGAACGTAGCAAGTGTAAGACCTGTTAAATTGTCTGATGTGCTGCCTTCACCTCAAGGTCTGCTGGTGTTTTCTGAACGTCAACAGTTCCAAGTGTTCACCACTGATGGAAGTACCTTTACACCTACGTCTACTATTGTCCGTTCCATCTCTAACTATGAGATGAATCCAAATATCGCACCTGTTGACGTCGGTACAACGACTGCTTTTGTCAGCAATGTGTCTGGTTATAGCAAGCTGTTTACACTAGAACTAAAGGATATTGAACAACCACCTACTGTAGTTGACATCAGTAAAACGGTTCTAGAATGGCTTCCTGATACAATCGATAGTGCTACCGTCAGTCCACAAAACTCCGTGATCATGTTGATTGATCGTGGATCATCTTATATCTACCTTTTCCGATATTTCAATAACGGTGAGCAAGATCTATTCCAAGCATGGACTAAGTGGCAACTGCCTGGTGTAATTCAATCTGCGACAATTCTCAACGATGCTTTGATTGTTATTTCCCAGCATGAGGATGAGTACACCTTAGGTTCTATTATCCTTGATGAGATCCCCGCAGGAGACTCTGTAGCAACTTCTACAGGTGTTCTGGGTAATCCATGCCTAGATATGTATACAAGGCCCGTAGAGCCTGCTGCAGGTGTCAATGCGGTGGTGTATGACGAGACTAACGACATTACAAAGATCTATGTACCATTTACTCCGTTTGCTCAACGTGATGCTGTAATGCTTCTTACTGTTCCTACTGCTGATGTAGGCACAGATCAAGCGATTGATGCAGATGCAGGTTACTGGGCAACAGGTAAAGAACGTACTGAAATTGGTACTAATTATAGGTACTTTGAAGTAAAGGGTAACTTTACTAATTATGCTGACGGTATTGTTATTGGTTACAATTATGATTTGGATGTAACACTTCCTAAGTTTTACTTCCGACCAAATGAAGCAACTACTGATTTTACCGCTACCCTTACTATCTCCAGAGTTAAGTTCTCTGTTGGTAGAACTGGGGCAATGAAGTTTAAGCTGAAAGCTACAGGTTCTAACCAATGGGTCGATGTACAACATGTAGCCGATGCTGATTATTATTCAGGTGATAGTAACCCTGTGAAACCGGAACGTCAGTTCACGGTCCCCATCCATCAACGTAATTCTAATTTTGAACTTAAAGTGACAAGCGATCTTCCATACCCTGTGTCGTTGGTATCAATGATGTGGGAGGGTAACTATACACCACGATTCTATAGGAGGGCTTAATAATGGCAGCTTGGATTATAGGTGGTATCGGTGCTCTGACAGGCATTATAGGCGGTATTACAGGTTCTCAACAAGCCGCCTCCCAAAATGCTCGACAAGAGCAAATTTACAAAGAACAAAAAGAAGCTGCTGAAAACACTGCACGGCGTACAAACGAATACAACCAAAAAGTATTTGAAGTTGATCAACAAAACTATAAAAATACTCGGGATTACGAGTGGGAAACTGCTATTAAAAATTGGCAGTATAACCGAGAGATTCAAGATTTTGAGTATTATCAACAAGCTAAGCAATACGCTGGCTCAGTTGAAAACACTTATCAGCAGTTAACTTACAATAGTATTGCCGCACTGCAAGCTCAAGAATCCGAGCAGGCAGCGTTGAATGAAATTATGAAGCAGACAGCTTTCCAAGCAGAAAGTAATTTGATTGATAGTTTACAACAAGAAGGTAAAGCTGCTTTAATGCAAGCTGGTAAAAGCCGCTCTAAAGCTATCCAAACAACTGTTGGAGAGTTAGGCAGGAACGCTACTATTATGCGATCTAGCCTTACTAGCGCCGGTCAGCAGTCAGTCCGTAATCTTCAAGACATTGCTATGTCTAAACGTGCTGATGACATGAAGGCTATGGCTGCTATGATGATTCGTCCTGATCGTCTTCCTGATATTCCTCTACCCACTCAAGCACCTGAACGCATCTTTGTTGAACCGTTTGAAGTTACTGCTGATTACATTGCACCACCTATTCAACAAAGCACGTTTGCTCCAATACTCTCAGGTCTATCTAGTGCGATTGGTAGTGCTCAATCGGCTTGGGCAATTGATAAAGCAGGTTAATTATGGCACGTATTCAATACACACCGTACGCTAAAAGTACTGGTTACCGACCTCAACAGGTCGATGATAGAAACCTCGCTCGAATGCGCGAGGAGAGTCAGCGTCAAATCGAAGGGATGCGTCAACTCGCTCAAGCTGAGATTGATAACCGTAAGGAAATTGCTCAGCAAATGAAAGCTGATCAGGCTTACACTGAAGCAGCTGAGGCGAAAAACTTTCAAATTATGACGGATAATGCTAACCGTGAAGCCGCTGGATTGGCAGCTAAACGGCAGCAAATGTCCGATCAGTATAGAGCAGATGCAAAAGCTACTGAGCAAATTTTTAGTAGTGTAGCAAATTTTAGTACTACAGCTGCTAAAGTTGTCGGAGAAATTCAAAAACAACAGAAGCAGGAAAAGTTTAATAACGATGTTAACCAAACGCCTGATAAAGAAACGGATCTTTCAAGGGCCGTACAGAAAAATCTACTAGCTCAAAACGATGTTGCACGTACAGCTGCTATTAATGAGGGTGTCGCTAAAACAGGTAACACTGCAGTTGGTGCTGAGTTAAAAGCTAATAGTGATGCCGTAGGGTATCAGTATACAGAAGGTCAAGTAGCCCATTACTATA